CCACGCCTGACCTTGGGTAGTTTCTTGATGCGCCCAGAGGTGGCTCAATCGGCCTACCCAGTTGTTATGGATGTCACCGATGCAGCCAGCGTACATTCCTGGCGTCCGTTTGATGATTTCCATGTCACGCTCTAGGGCGGCAAGATCAGTACCATCATCGTCCAAATGAGGATCGCCAATAAAAACAACTGCGACAGGGTCATTAGTGCGTACTTTAACTGGAATGAGTTTACGGGCTTTAGCGGCTTTATCTTTTCTAGCAAAAACCGCCTTTCGGCGGTCTATGAGTGTTCGGATATCAATTTCGCCAGATGGCAATGTCGGGATATGGATGTTTCCCAGTTTTCTCTGAGAACCCCGCATGGTTTCCTCTGCGGTTATTTTAGCAATTCGATGCTGGAAGGCTCTGCGTGAAAGACCGACTAACGAAGCTGCGACCGTCTTGTTACCAGTCGTTTTGAACGCTTCGACAATCTGCTCATCACTTACGTTGCTTTTTGGCTGCATTTTTTGCTTTTGTGATTCTGGCTCTGGCTTTTTTAGTTTCTTTATCGTCACGCGCATAATTTACATAGATGCGGCTATTTTCGATTTTCCAACTCACGCGATGAACCAAACCGCAGTCACAACATTCTTCCAGTAAAGGTTTTGCGCCATGCGCGACCGCATACCATTTTTTTGAATCCAGTTGGATCGGATCACCTTTCATCGCAAATCCTAGGCTAATGCGTCTTCAATGCCCGTTTTAATAACAGCGTCTGAAAACGGTTGTTGACCTTGTTCTACATGAATCATCGCAGGAACAATCAGATGGAGCGACTTTACAATATCAATTATGTCATCAACATGACAACCACAGGCTTTTGCTACGGTTTCTGCATAAATATCGGTTTGATTTTCTGAAGGGGGCGCCCAGCGAGCAATCATGTCCTTAATCGTCTTAATTCCAGACATCTGGTAATGCGTGAGAATCCTGCAAGCAGCTCGAATACCAAATTCAGGCGTTTTAAACGAAACGAAGGCTTCATCCGGCTGATCTAAGGTTTGTCCACGCCAAACGACGCCAGTGCGACGAATGTTTAGAGGATTATTGATTCTTAGACCTCTTGGGACATTACTCATCGAATTTACCTGTTGAAAAAATAAAGCCACCGGTTTAAGGTGGCTCTACCGGCGTTTACCAGACGTTAGGGATGTAAAGAAGACTTACGGATTCCCGCCTACGGGCAGAATCCTAACACACCTTCATCCCTACTCTGCAACACCAGTCGTCAAGACACACGTTAGTCGTACCCGTTGATTGTCGGGGTCTGTCAGAAAAGCAATTAACTGTCACGGGAGGGTAGCGTGTTCCCAGTGGCTTAAGACCAGGCTCTGACCCACCCCTGTCAACTTGGCGCCCTACACGGAGAAGCGCAGACGAGTATCCCCTAGTAAAGAGGTCAGAACCTCTCCACCGGAAGGGAGAAAGTGGGGATTCTATGGCCTTTTTCTACCGAATCCTGTGTACCTAATCTGGTGCAAAGCAAATAATTGTTGACAGACCCTAATATAAGCATATATAGTCGTTTTTCCTGACACAACGAAGGGGTTTATTAAATGCAAATTATCTGTGCCGATTGTCGATTCTTTATCCCGTCTCAGCTCAACGTTGCTTTTCACAAATGCAAAGCGACTGAACGGTTTGACCTTGTGACTGGTCAGCCTATCTACGACTACTGCTCTATCGAGCGCAATACCACGAGTCCTGCTCGCTGCGGGCAGAAGGGTCGTCACTTTGAACTCAACATGGAATTGGAGGAGATGAATCATGGCGAATGATCGCAATGACTTTGAACCATCAGTGCGTAATAGCGCCTGGTGGTCTGGGGATTCCCGTAAGGCTGCTAACGGTCACGCCAATGAAGCGGTGATGACCAAGATGGGGCTGATGCCTCCGGTCGATCTGAGCGATGTGGAGGCGGTGCAGATGGGTCATGTCATGCAGCCTGTCATAGGCCGTCTGGCTTCTGAGAAGCTCCGGTTGGAGCTGAAGGATGCCGACTATGTGATGACGCATCCTAAAGAGACATGGCTCAAGAGCCATTTTGACTTCATCAGTGCCGACGGTAAGACACTGGTGGAGGCCAAAAACTACGACAAGATGACTAGGAATAAGTTCGATGAGACTGCCAACATTATCCCTGCCGCTGACATGGCTCAACTTATCCATGAGTCTGCTTGTCATGGTATTGATCGGGTTGTGCTGGCTGTTCTGTTCGGCGGTAATGAGTTCCAGACCTTTGATTTTACGATTACGCAAGATCAGCGCGATCTTTTAATCAAGGATATGGCGGTGTTCTGGGGTCATGTTCAATCAGGGGTTCCTTTGCCGCCTGAGACGGTTGCCCAAGCCCGTCTGATGTATGCCACAGATTCGGGAACCAGTGTCACGGCTAATCAGCAGATCGAAACGGCTGCGGCACAGCTTAAGGGCATTAAGCAACAGATCAAACAGCTTGAGGAACATGAAGCAAACTTAACCTTGGCTCTGCAAGGCTATATGCGCGATCACAGCGAGATCATTCGTGTGGATGGTACGGTGGTAGCGACTTGGAAGACAGCCAAGAGCAGTATGAAGTTCAATGCGACGCTGTTCCAACAGGCCATGCCTGACATCTACAAGCAGTTCGTGACGGAAGTACCAGGCAGCAGAAGGTTCTTAGTCAAATGAATAAAAATGATTACTACCACATGGCGGTTAAATCAGGGTTATGGCAAAGCACGCCTATTTCAGACAATGCGCTTATGGCTATATCTCTAATGGAGTTTGTTGATATGGTGGTTCGAGAAGAACGTGAGGCGTGTGCGAAGGTGTGTGATGATTTGGTTGCTGACGGAATGAGGGGAACGCCGGAATGGAATAGCGGTGTACTGAATTGCGTCGCAGCCATCCGCGCACGGGGGGAGAAATGAGCGATCATCAAATGCTTACGTGTTTGTTCTGGTTCGCAATTATTGACAGTGCAGTATATTTGATTACGCAATGGAGAAACCGCGAATGAGCGCATTACCTAACATTATCCAATGCGGTGTGTATTTCCTAACCGATGACGGTACGCATCATTCGATGGCTCTTGTCCACTTGGATAAGGACACGATCGCGGGTGTTGAGATGTTGTTTGAGAAGATGAAAGAGACGGCTGGCACTGATCTAGCGGCACGTTTGGAGATTCTTGAATTCAAAACGAGTTTCGTTAGTTCGGTGGTATTACAGCAGACCTTTGCTGCACTGGCACACAAGGTTGAGACCGAAAAACTGGCGGTATTCAAAGTACCGCTTAATTCCTAACTTGGAGGTTGTATGAACGAAATAGTGAGATCAGGCTTTGCGCCGGCAAACCTGTCAGAGGCGGTGACTTTCAGCGATATGCTCGCCAAGTCATCAATGGTTCCAAAGCAATACCAAGGCAAGCCAGAGGACATTCTGGTAGCCGTTCAATGGGGCTACGAACTGGGTCTAGCACCCATGCAAGCCCTGCAAAACATCAGTGTCATCAATGGCAGACCATCCGTATTCGGGGATGCTGCCTTGGCTCTGGTGCAGTCGAGCCGACATTGCGAGGACATCGAGGAGACGATGGAAGGCGATGGGACTGAGAATCCAACCGCCGTGTGTATTGCCAAGCGGGTAGGTCGCAAGCCAGTGGTGTCCAAGTTCAGCGTAGCCGATGCTAAACGTGCAGGGCTGTGGGGCAAGCAAGGGCCGTGGACTCAGTACCCTAAGCGGATGCTACAGATGAGGGCGCGTGGCTTTGCCTTACGGGATGCCTTCCCAGACGTTCTTAAGGGGCTGATTACCCAAGAGGAGGCTGTGGACTACCCGTCAGAGGCTGTCAGGGCGGCAGAAGCCCGTATAGAGGCTCCTAAGGAGGTTGTTGTGGATATTATTGACCCGTCACGGCTTAAGTATCACCTGATGCTGCCTGGCAATCAGGTCTACAGCAGCCATGAGACGGCTGATGAGTTCATCAATGAGTACGGTAACTTGGTTAAGAAGATTAAAGCTTCCACCAAGTACAGCAAGGAAGATAAGCAGCTCAAGATTTCAGATTTGAGGGAGGCCAATGAGCCTACCCGTCGTTTGCTTGATCCGGTGCAGACTCTAAGGCTGTCTGCGGCTTGCGCTACGTCAGAAGTTCTAGTTGAAGTTGAAGACACACAAGGAGACGATCATGCCGCATGAGCCGAAAGAGGGAAGTGGAGTGTTTTTCCCTCAGAAAGATAAGAAACATCCTAAAGCACCTGACTGGAAGGGTCAGATATTGCATAACGGGGAAACCATTAAGCTGTCAGGCTGGATCAAGAAATCATCCTATGGTGAGTTCTTGAGTCTGTCAGTCGATAAGTGGCAAGAAGGGGTTAGAAAGTCTTATCCTAGGGATATTACGCATAAAGAATATCCTAAAGACAGCGACATACCTTTCTGAAAGCCACACTTACACTCCCGCAGCCGCCGTCAATTAACGGCTATTGGCGATCTTTTAAAGGACGCCAAATCCTCTCTAAACGAGGGCGGGAGTTTAAGAAAGCCGTAGCTGATTACGTCCTAATTCACAAAGTTCCTAAATTCAAGGATGCCAAATTGAAATTGACCCTGACGCTCAGGCCGCGCAACAAACGAGCCTGTGATATTGACAACTATATCAAGGCCACTTTGGATGCTTTGGAGAACGCTGGGATATACGGGAATGACTTTCAAGTGGATCACCTAGAAATGATTCGTGGAGAGCCTATCAAAGATGGGGCAATTCACATTATGATAGAAACACTTGACGCACCCCCAGAAGTGAGGGCTTCAGACGAACCCCCCACAAGCCCAGATGTGAGCGCGTCAGCGCAGAGTTAGGAACGTCAGCGGAGCGACGTATTTGGGCGGCTCCGCACTTCTTCTCCTAAAGGAAACCTATGACCACCAAGACTCATATATTTGTTGCCACACCGATGTACGGCGGTATGTGTACTGGCTTCTATACCCAGTCCATTATGACCTTGCAGAAGGCTTTATATAGCCAAGACATGGATGTGACGTTCAGCTTCATGTTTAACGAGTCTCTTATCACTAGGGCGCGTAATGCACTGGCGCATCAGTTTTTGAAATCAGATGCCACCCATCTGTTGTTCATTGACGCAGACATTCGATTCTTTTCTGAGCATTTATTGCAGATGATTCAGGCTGATGTTGACATCATTTGCGGCATTTATCCTAAGAAAGAGATCAACTGGCACATGGTCAAACAGGCTATGGATAGGGGCGTTTCTAACGATCAGCTCAAGCACCATACCGGCAGTTTCGTGGTCAATCTGGTCAACTATTCCGGTGAAGTGACCGTACCTATGAATGAGCCAGTGGAAATCTGGAATGGCGGTACAGGCTTTATGCTGATTAAGCGCCAGGTGTTTACTGACCTAGCGCCTCATGTCCCGTCATATACCAATAATGTGCATGACTTGGCTAATCCTGCTAATACCGATGCCATCAAAGAATACTTTGCAACGAGCATTGAGCCTGAAACTAATGTGCTATTGAGCGAGGATTATCACTTCTGCCGTCTGGCACGAATGAACGGTATCAAGGTCTATGCAGCGCCCTGGGCGCAATTGGGACACATGGGTAGCTATCTGTTTGAAGGCTACCTAACCCAGTCTGATTAACGGCATCCCCAGCGACGGCGGGCAGCGCGTCCTCGCTCACCTTTCCAACTACGACTACGAGCGCAGAACGACTTGTGGCGTGGGTTGGAAGGGTCTTTGCTGGGCGATTTCAGATTATGTCCCGCTGCCTTGGCTTTCTTTCGGCCTTTCTCAGTCAGGCCAGCACCTTTGCTTGCGGGCAACTTCTCGCCACGACCAACGCTTAGGTTCGGAAATTTACGCTTGTTAGCCATTAAGTTCCCTGTACCTGCTGTGGTTCTTCTTAAATTGGAGTTGAGTCGTTCTGGACAAGGTATCCCTCAATTTGAATACCTACCGCAGCGGTACTGGACGGCGTATTTGCTTGAAATTGTAAATCAGTTTTTTGTGCATAAGCAAACGGAATAACGCGTAAGGCAATGAATGAATTAGTAAATGGGGTTTGTAAAACAGTCTGCGTTACCCCTGTCGAAGAAATACTTTGTACTCTATAAGTACAATATGAACTAGATATGTTGCCTACTTGGTTAGATGTGGCTTCTGCACGGGTCAAATAGAACGTATAGCCGTTAGGTACAGTATAAACGGCCATCTGACTTTTACCAGCACCTACTTGAATTTCAGCATATTGAGTTGTAGTAAGAGTTGCAGACGGGCCGATATTAACAATACCAACAGGTGCAGTAGCACTAGTTACAAATAAGTTATTGATTCTTAAATAAGAATTCGTAGTCGCCACATGGGTTGTGCCGTTGAGAGTCACCGTTTCTGAAATTTGGTTATAGCTCCCATCTAGCCCCTGAACCAAAATAGTATTAGTTGTATCCGAAGACGAAGAACTCCACAAATACTGGATGGCAGCAGAACTAGGGTAGGCTGGATACGCCGTGGTGTTCTCCCAAATAGGGATAAATGTAGTACCCACAGCCGATTGATAGCCAAAGATATTAATCGCACTGTGGTACGGAACCTGACCCCTAGCAACTTGCAGCTCGAACGGCTCTGTGCGTCCGTTCTGGCTCATCGACAAGGTGGACTGTGCCATCAATAAACCTTACGACCGCCATTCTTAACCAGATTCATCTTTGTTGAATCAGGCCCATCAGAGAAATCAAACACGCTGCGGAAGCCACCCTTTGGCATGGTTCCTGGTGTCCAACGGTTCTGACCATCCCGCGAGCCATCACGGGGTAATTGTGGGCGAATAGCCTTAGCATCCTGCTGTCCCCAGTTGAGGTTAGTATCCGCGTCCTTTTGCGGAACGCTACTCTTGGGAACTAATTTGCGATTGCCGTGCATCGTTCTTCCTTTCTTTTGTCTGTATGACAAGATAACTAAATAATACGAAAATGCCTAGTGTGGCTACTCGATCCCATTGCGGCCCCCACATCACCCAACAGGCAAGGCCACACGACATCGACAAAGCCAGAATCGTTATCAAGCGTTCCGAGATTACAGCCAAAGCCAAACGAACTAAAGCAATCGTATCCATGAGTATCCCCAATAATGAGCAAGGTACTCACATACTAACGCTATTCGTCTTCGTCATCAATGGCAAAGCCGGAACCCCATTCTTCATCTGAAATCTTCATCTTGATCTTCTCAAGACTAAGCGCCCTGTCAATCACCTTGGTCTTATCGGTAATCGAGCAAGTAGGGTCGCTCATCACTTCCTCTAGCATCTTGGAAATCGCTTCCTCAAGAGCTGGATCAATACCTTTGGACTTCTTAGCCATATCTTTTACCTAGAATAAAAGTCTTGTTGATTTTCAGATTTTTCTCTTTGTTCTTCTAAAATCGCCGCTTGTGCGGCAGCAGCTTGCGCTTTTGACCGATCAACCTTTGACAGATTTCTTTGTATTGCCCTTGGATTTACTACAGAACTAAGAGCATTGACTAATGCAGACTTACTTCTTCCAAGAACACCAGATACCGTATTTAACGGCGGGTATTTTGTTCCGGTAAATCTGGAAACTAATTGAGTTTTTCCTCCAAGTTTTCCTAATTCGTACAATGGATGACCTGATCTTCCAGACCCATATCCATATACATTAGTAGACATCCAGCCGTCTAATCCCTTCAAATCAACTTTTCCGTTTGGCGTGACCCAGCCTTGTTCAATGCCAGCTTCCATTGCTTTTGCAACAGAATATTTAGAACCGGCGTCTTCTAATTTTTTTAATAAAAGAGGGTCAGATCGACCGATAATTTCTTTGTCAATTAAATTAAGCAATTCATTGGCTCTGAATCTATCATTTCCATTGGAGGCGCTTCTTGCAATATATTTTAAATCGCTCCTAAGAATTTGTAGTTCTTTACCAGGTATGTTTGCTACAACATCTTCAGTAGGAATAGATAAAGGGGTTTCTTTTGAAACGGAAGAAACAGATTCAATAGCTTGCTGTATCGGATCGGTTCCACCTTGTTGCATCCTGTTTGCCGCTTTTGAATCTAGCCACGCTTTCATTTCTGGAGCTAATGGAGTGTGTCCAGTTATTTTTGAATAAATCTCTTTCCATCCATCAGAAATATTTTTAAAGAATTTTTCAACTATGTTAGTTGGCTCTTTGGTTTGAGTAATCCAACGAGAAACTTGTTCCGCATACCATTCGCTAAAATTTCTAAAATAATTTCTATCAGCTTCTGCGCTTGGTGCATTAAATCTAGCTTCCCCATACTTTCTTGAAGTAATAGGACGTAATTGTTCTATTGTTTTTGAGCCAAAAGGAACTTGTGAAATTTCTCTTTTGTGAGCCGCAATAATTGCGTTTTGAACTTCTGGCGGCGCATCTATAAATGCTTGCGCTTCCGCTTGATGTCCAAACTCATGCGCTCCAGTATCAAAAGCATACGCTCTTGGTAAGTCTCCACGAATAATAAGATGACCTGGCCCTGAAGGATTAAGGGTTGTCATGCCAAACAATCCAGAACGATGAGTATAACCAGCCCATACTTTAGGAGGGTTTCTAAAACCCAATTTAGCTCCTAACTCCTCAAGAGAGGCTTGCATATCTTTCATCCACTCAGGCGCATTAGGATGATCGGCGTCATAGAGGGTATGCCAATCCTGGTGCATCCATAACGGCGCACCGGTTGGGCCTTCTCCACCGCGACGACCAGCCTGTTGCTGTTGACGTTGGACAATTTTTTGCATTTGCTGAAGAACTTGTTGCCTTTGTTTTTCAGCAAGAGCAGCTTTCCACCTTGCCAATAAATTTTCAGCAGTTCCAGAAACAACGCCCTGACCAGAAGGATTAACTCGACGCTCTAACAAAGCCGCTTCTTTTAAAAGAGTTGCCGCCTGAGTGTCTATTGGCATATCTCTAACAAAAACTTCGCCAATTTTTTCGCCTTCTTCATCTAAAACATTTCTAACCCATTTTTCATCTATGGTTTCTGTTTTTCGCCCAGCTAATGAAGAAACATCTTGAGTTGCTAATCTTTCATTTATTTCAGCATCTTTTGTACTAGCCCCAGGACTAGGTAATGGTTTTTCTTGCCTTAATTGAGAAGTAGAAAATTTGTATCCTCTTTTTTCAAAAGGTTTAACAAAATTTTCCATTGCTTGCGATGTGGTTCCAACCAATCCTTTTATTCCAGCACCCACAATAGGCAACGTGCCAGTTAAAATTCCTCCAGTTAATGCCCCCTCTTTTGCTGCTTTTTTCTTTTCTTCTAAAATTGAAGCGGGGTCTGTTGATCCAGTCATTAACGCACTGGCTAGTCCAGTAGTTGCGGCTCCAACGCCAATGTCAGCTAAATAACGAGGATAACGAGATAGACCCTCAACTGCTTTAAATGCTCGGCCAACAGGAGCCGCAGTTAATGCAGTTTCAGCAGTAAATTCTCCGATACCCGTGGCTGCTGCCAAAGCCGGATCAGATTGAGCAAGTTTTTTAATATCTCTTAATTTTTCTGCGCTGTATTTTTGAACAGGCTCATAAGGAATGTTTTGAGCCAATCCAAGAAGTGGTTTAGAAACTCCACCTACATACGCTTGTTGTGCTTTTGCTTCTTCTTGTGGATAACCAAGAAAAGCTCGACCAATTAAATCTCCTGCTGAATACTCTTTTTTAGAGTCAACAGCAGACAAGTCAGATGCCGCATCTTTTTTATCAGAAGTTACCCAACTAGGGGTTGAGTCTTTTTTTGTAACCCAACTTGGAGTTTCATCAGCCATTTTATGGGTCTCGACCAAATTGTTTTCTAAAATCTGCAATATGTTCTGGATGATCGTTTATATAATCAATATCCGCTTGACTTGGCGCGGGATAACGCCGACTGTCATCTGTATTATCAATCGGCAAATCTCCCCGTGTCGGAGCTGTTGCTAAAAATTTAAAATCGTCACTTATGGTTGCTCGACCCTGATTTGCCGCTTTGATAACTTGGTCAACATCCCACGGAATGTATTTATCGTGGTTTTCTTTTGCTCTGTTAACTCTACTAATCATTTTATCTGTAGCGCCTGGATGCGCTTCATACACATCGGCAAAAATGTTTAATTCTTGTTTCATTCTTGCCAAGAATAACGCTTCAACCGCAGGACTATCACCTGATCTTGCAACTTGTTGTTTATAAGCTTCAAGCAATCCTTTTGCCGTTGAACTGGCATAACCTCCACCTAAAGTTCTTGCCATGTTTTGGTCGAGACCAGCAACTAATTGACCGAAAATACGTTTATCTTGATCTGTCAATTTACGAGCAAATAAAGTGCTTAATGAAGTTGTCATGCTGTCTGGAGATTGCCCAGCCAATTCAGCAAAAGCACCCAACATGGTTCCCTTAGGAAGTTTTGCAATGTTTGCTAAATCTGTAGATGCTTGAACAAAAGATTCAGCCATATTAAACGCATAGCGAGTGTTTAAACCAGAACTGCGACCGCCGCTGGCTGCTCGTACTTGAGCCAACCTATCTCTTTGTTCGTATTCTAATTTGAATCGTCTTTCTGCATTAGCTTCTTTTGCTCTATCATCATTTCTTTTTTCTATGTGTTCAATCGACGTTTTGATGCTTTTTATTGTAGCGGCAGCAGCCTCAAGCCGACCTTTTTCTATTTGAGCAGAAAGAATACCGCTGCTACCCGTTTTGCGAATCAATTCTTCTCTTGCATACATAGCCGCTTCTTTATCAGTAGAAAGCAATTTCATGTATTCATTAAAATTATTTTCAATATCAGCGTGTATTTGTTTTACTTCGGCAAATCGCGCATCAAATTTTTCTTTCTCTCTTTTAAATAAATCTCGTTTACCTTCTTGCCATCCTTGCATCATTCCCGACATAGCGCCAAGAGCGTTCATAGCTCCTAACTTGCCAGAACCGCCAAGCATTAGACCAATGACTGACATCACGCTAAACAATCCACCCAATTCTTTTATATTGGTTTCGGTGGGGTGCATTTCTGGGTATTCCCACTTAGCAAGTTGCTTTGCTTTTTGATCTACCGCTTCGTGAGTTTTATCTGCATATTCTTGAATAACTTGTGCTTTTCCTTCTGCTTGAGCATCAGCTTGAGCAGCAGTAGCCTTAGCAAGGTTTTCATTGGCTGTCGTTAACTGCGAGCCAATTTTCATTTCTTCTGATACTAAATTTTCTGTAGAGGGAATAACATTGTTAGAGGGCGTTAGATTAGTAGAAACAGGAGGCAATGTTTTTTTAACAGGAGAAATATTAGGCTGCATACTTGTGTTTAAAGCGCCTGGCAAACCTGAAGATTTAGTTATTTTTGGCGTTTGACCAAACTGTTGCGGAGCCACTGGCGGTGAAGCCAATGGATTGGTATTTACATCCGAATATATTTGTTGTAAATCAGACATAATTAAGCCCTATACATTGGTAAACCAGCCGCTATTGAAGCCAACTGTGTGTAGAAAGCCTGACTTGTCTGATTAAGTTGCTGGTCTAATTGAAGACCAGTCTGGATGGCTCCAAGCGCCATTCTGTCACCCACTTGGGCAATCTGTAGACCGTACTGCATTTGATTATTAAGCAGATTAGTCCGAATCATTGCTAACTGGTTCTGAGCCTGTTCAACGCCAACACCGCCCCTGTTCTGAGCGTTCTGCGTCAACTGAGCCTGTGCCGCCTGATATGCCTGTTGGGACGCGGGACTCAAAATACCTTTAGACGCTTGGCCTACTAGCTCATTGCCCATCTTTTGATAGGGCTGTGCCATAGCCTGTTGTTCTCTTTGCGCCGCTTCAATCTGTTTACTTGCTTTACGGGATTGCAAAGCGCCAGCAAGTCCACCAGCACCCGCTAACCCAAGGCGAGCCAAATCCTGACCAGTCATCTTGCTAAAAAACCCTTTAGAGGCAGGAGTAGTAACTGGAGCATTTTCAGAATCTGGAGCGGCAGCACTACCAGCAAGTCCTTCTGACGCCGCTTGTAATGCGGCATCCCGATTTTGTTGAGTCATATCAGGAATTTGAATCGTAAACGGTGTTTGTCCTGTTGTTTCTCCTGAAGGAGAGATATTAGGAAAACTATACGTTTCTGGAGTGAAAGTAGTTGTTTCTGCTGGAGTAACGCCAGTCACTCCTTGTGGAGCAGCATAAGTTTCGCTTGGAACATAAACATCTGGAGCCGGAGCCGGAGCATCTTGCCCTGCGGTCACCGTGACATCAGGAGCAACCGTGGAACCCCCCTCGGTTGGATCAAATTCCAACAATCCCGTATCTGGGTTACGTGTTCCAGAGCCACCACGCTTTTTGAGGAGTTCCGCTTCTTTTGGCGTAATGTGAGCCAAAATGGTGTCCTTGCCCCTGCCCTTGCTTTGCAGCATCTTGGCTAAGTCTTGCAGATCACCCGATATCTCGGTTTTTAATAATTTCGCTAACTTACGCATTTTCGGACTCCGACGGGATTCCCGTATTTCTTATAGATTCTACATTCCAGCCGCCCTTTTTGCCCGCCTTGTCATCCGTACCTGCTCCCATAACGGGAGACCCCGCATCGCCTACATTAAGCGCCTGACCTAATGCGGCAGAGCCTGGTGACTGTCCGGCTTGCGGTGTGGCTGACATTCCTGCTGTCGCGCCTACTCTACCTGCCGTAGCAGATGGCGTTGACTGGCCTATGCCAAGAGCTTGTTTGAGGCCACCAGTAGCAAGGGCTTTTTCTACTCCACCAACGTAATCATTTCCCCCTTTAGTTGGTATAACATAATCAACTAGACCAGAAACAAGGCCACCTTCGGCAGCGGTCTTTAAATTTTGACCAGAAGCCAATGCACCGGCAGTTCCTTTAAGTCCTGCGGTTAAAGCGCGCTCACCCGCTGTAGCGGTTTCTGCTGTGCCAAACAAACCTACAGAACCGTCTGGAGCAAGTTTGCTAGGCGCACTACCTAAAAGTTGTTGACCCACTCCACCCACAACAGCTCCAGTAAGAGCGCCTTTCTCGGCAGCTTTAAGCAATTGACTGCCTACAATTGGTTGATTATTAACAACATCATTTACAACAGTTCCGGCAACTGCGGATTCCACTCCAACAATTGCTCCCGTAGCAACAGCAGCAATAAAAGTATTTGCAATTACCCCTCCTACAGCGGCTGCAACAGCGTCTGTTGATGCCGCTGCCACAACAACTTCAACAACTACGGCTACTGCTGGCATTACAGTTCTAATTCAAATGTATATACAGGTTGAGCCTTCCCAGACACTACACGGGCGCTCTGACCTATTTTTACGGGTAAACCGGTCTTTTTGGCAATCTCAAGATAGCCAGGAGAGTCAGCATAAGTGACTGCTTTTTTAATTCCCTGATTTTTCAATAACTTAGCGGCTCCCGTAAAATTTTTTATCAGGTTAGCCGCTGTGTCTGCTGAGAAAGTATGTACCTCGACCGTCGTAGGGTCGGTTTTTTGCATCAGAAACACGGTGTTACCAAACTTGGCTAGCTTGTTGTTTGGGTCTTTTAACTTGGTAGCGAGCTTCTGAATGAACACTTCAAAGGTATCTTTGGTTGTTTTCTCCCTGTTAAAAGATCGTCTAATGATCTCTAAAACATGGAGTTCGCCTTCCTTTTTGCCCTGCTTTTCGTTCTTTAAAGCAGACATAACATCAGGTGTTTTGTCGGGTTGTTGCGCCGCAGCAATCTGTAAACTTTCTGGCTTGGTTGGCATTTTCGTTCCTACGCAGATAGATGCAATTTAGCGGCTATCTGTTCATGTATGTAGAGATGACTGGCAAGCCAATCATAAAAATCAGATTCTTTACCAAAATCAACGTCTAACATATTGAACGGATTATTGAGTCCTAACAAGGCGGCAAATCGTTGATGCTCGACCTGATGAGACAATAACCAATCATCAAAATTGCTGGTGTCCACCTCACCCAAGGGGTAAACCGGCATAGGAGTGCCTTCCCTTTGGAGGGTCTGTCTAAACAAACGATGCTGAAGCTCATTCTCAAATAGAAATACGTTAAGAGATTCTTGATCCCCGTATTTTACAAATGATAGAGCATCAAAATTCATGCTTATCCGCTTTATCGTCTAACTTGTCGAATATCTGCTGGCAAATACGTTTAATTTCGTCAATATCGCGCCGATAATCTTCTTTCGTAACGTACATCATTGGCATCTCACGAACATCATCATCCAGTCTGTCTAAACTGTCTGTAATGCGATTTATGCTCCAACCGCCGAAGAAGGCGGCTACGCCTACTGCCAAGTCAAATAACGTCTGGTAGTCCATTATAGGCCGTCACCAGGGGTTATATAGACCACCGCACTGCCTGAGCTTGTGATGCCCGTAAAGTACGCGCCTGGAACAAAAGTTAAGATTTCATCTGTACCGGCAAGCAATGGAATAGCAGGGCCTGAGCTAGTCACTACCGCCGCATTGGTAGTTGCCAAAGCCGCAGTCGTGCCAAAGCCTAAAAACACTGTAACAGTACCCGTATTGATAAGGCGGTACTGGTTCGAGCCAAGACCATAGCTTGGCACTTGCACTGGGGTAGGCGGGGTCGTGATAACTGCGGTAAAAGTCACCGTGTTACCGGTCGGGGTAAATGCTGCCGAAACGCTCATTTTTATTCCTTTAAGGTTGGGATAGATGGCACAAAAGCGCCGTTCTTATACAAAAGACCATAGTTTGCAGTTGATGGATCGGTGTCTGGAACTGCCGTTAAAGGGTTGCCATCAACGTCGTTGCCTGGTGTCCAGTCGCTAATTCCGTCCCACAGAACCATGTTTACAACAATGTTCGCAGTATTGATAACAGCATATCTATTCATCAGAAATACTCCACAACGTAAATAAAGCCGTTGCCGCCAGCGCCACCATTGCCACCGCTAACCGTGTTTGAAGCACCACCGCCGCCACCGCCGCCTTGAATTCCCGCACCACCCGCTTTAGTGCTTGAGCCGCCAGTACCGCCACCTGCACCGCCACCACCGGGCGAATAAGTTGTGACCGCAGTACCCGGATTACCTGCGCCTCTGCTTACACCAGTTGCTTGAGTATTAGTTACGGCTAAAAAACCACCGGCTGCGCCAGTACTGTTTCCGCTACTTGAGTTTCCTGCGCCGCCTCCTGTTGGAGCAAAAGCGTATTGATAGCCAACACCAGCTCCACCAGCACCATAAATACCCGGTGAGCCGGGGGTTCCACAAAACCCGATTGTGTTGGCGGTTCCATTAATGCCTGTGCTTCCGGTACTCACACCGTTTACACTGGTTATGCCATACACAGTTGTATATGTTCCGGCGGTTCCACCAACTGCTCCGGCAGGGGTAGCGTTGCCTGGAATTCCACCTGCACCGCTTCCAGAATTGGTTGAGGCAGTTACTTGACCGCCGCCCCCGTTACCACCGCCAGTGGCATAAATAAATGTTCCAAAGTTTGAGTTACCGCCGGATGTTCCGTCGCCACCAGCAGTGTTAGATGAAGTAGCGCCAGTTCCACCTGTGCCGCCAACGCCAACCGTGCAAGTGACAGAAGAACCTAAAGCAGAAACGGGGAACCATTCCTCAATGTATGCACCGCCACCACCACCAGCGCCTCCAGAAGCGCCGGTAACATAATATGCACCGCCTCCACCGCCGCCACCGCCACTACATACGACCACTTTGACAAAAATAGCGCCCGCTGACGGGGTGTATGTTCCGCTTGAAGTGAACAGTATTTTGTTGGTCGGGGCGGTTCCCGCTGATACAGAAAATGTTTTAAGCATATGTCACCTTATGCGCTAATCGCGCCAAATGTTTTCCAAGTGCCTGGAGTGCCAGCTGTTGTGCAAACCCAGCCAACGTAACCACCGGCAGTTGGAGCAGAGTTGTACACAAGGCTACCAACAGCCCATGTGCCAACCGTGGGAGCCGCTGATAACTGATACAGGCGTGTTTTGAACTGACCAGGGTTATACAACCCGTTACGCACAAAGTTGCTGAGATCGGCAACATTAGGCGCAGTCATCGAATGAATTTTACAAATCTTTAAGGTTTGGCCCACAGCACTACTATCATAAGCAGTGAAAATGCAATAAGCACCTCTTGTGGCAAGCTGTAACTGACCCACAAGAATAATGCGCACCCAAGTGTTAGCAGGAAGTGAAAAGTTTGTATTAACTGTGTCTTGTGCGAAACCAACATTATAAACCGCCGACGACGAACTAGTTTTGACCAAAAAGCTAGTAACGACATACGTTCCTATTCCCGTGTATGAAGCAGAAGCCGTATTCATTACGGCTTGACCGGCACTGCCTGTTGATGAAAAACTGAATTGATTGACATAACCCATCTGGGAATCAGTGACATACGCATATGTCGCATTGGTTCCACCAGAGGCGTATCCCCATTCGACAGCAGAGCCAACCGTGCCACCTAGCGCATTAGTTGCGTTGATGGCGTCATTGGTAAGCCATGCCGCTTCCGTCAACATGGGCGATACAAACAGCGAGAACGCGTTACCGCCAGGGAACCAGCGAGGAGCAGCACCCAGAACACCCGATGTCTGGCTAGTAACGTCTCTAAATATGCTTGGGCAATCAGCAAAGGTTAATAGCGATGTAGAGTCGCAATTAGGAATAAACGTACCCACCGATCCGCTGTCAATCGACACAACCGAACTGTTTTGGATATAAAACTTTTGGGTGTTACTGACGTTTTGATAATTCTTGATGGCAACCATTGATGAGGTGGTTGCTTGGAAAATGCTGTTAGTAACTGTATAGCCGTTGTAAGTAAACGACGCAGCTCCTGATCCGTTTGCTTCAGGCGCCCAGCTTTCAATGCTGACGTTTTGCGCTTTGTTAAGATAAAACGCAGCAACCGAGTTGTTATTGGTTACGCAGTTGATGAACCTATCAATACCCATTGGGTAGGTTCCAAGGCCAATGAACATGATGCCAACTACGTTATTTCTGAACCAGCAGCTGTCAAACGTACTTGAATTGCCACCGCCCTGTGTTGGGTCTTGCGTGAAATACAAGCCAACATTTCCGTAAGACGCTGAAATTGTGCTGTAAGTACAGAACTGATTGCCGAGCAAATAGAATCCAACATCGCAGTAATTGATCTGGATATTGTTCATCTGAACGCCAGATGTGCCATTGGTGCTATTGGAATAAATGCCCCACTGACCGGTAGTTACACTAGCCGCCGTGATGTTAAAATTCTCCATCAGCAGGATTTCATTCTGCCAGTTGTTACCAGGCAAAATGGTTATCACAGGGGCGGCAAAACTGGTTGGCGCAATGATGGATGTGCCACCGTCACCAAAAATGTAAAAAGGATTATTGCCAGAATTGATCGTAATGGTTGACGTTGTTTTGTACGTTCCGCTTGGAATATAAACAGGGACTTTATTGGTCAGCGCGTCGTTAATACATTCTTGAATAGCAGCTGTACTGTCTAATACGCCAGCAGGGTCAGCACCGTAATCAACAATGCTGTATCCCTGACCGCCGCCACCAGCGTTGGCAAGAACATAAGTGAAGTTCGCGTCTAGTTCAGACAGCGGGATCGGGCCGGTTTGATTGGCAAAGGTAAATGGAATACTCATTTTAGAATCTCACTCTTAATTCGTGTTCAAACTCAAACGTGTTCACCACATAAGAGGGCGCGGTTGAGGTCAATGTTAAGCCTAAATATTTACCGTATTGCTGGGCATCAGACTTGTACAAGTAATAGCCACTGGCTAATCCGACCTTTCCTGTCCAGTTCACATTATTCAAATATGTATTTATCCAAGACACATTTGAGCCTAAATCGTTTTGCCAATAATACGGGTTATCAGACAGGGTATAAACTGGGCTAGATGAATACTCAGAGTCAACCGTGACATTCAGCGGATACCCGTAAAACAGGCCAGTTGCTTCTACAGCAAACTTAAGGGCTTGCTTGGTTCGGATAGGATCGCTCATAGGCAGCAACGCGGTCTGAATGTAAGTGCTTACGTTAGAGGTTGGGTCTGAATACATTTGATATACATTTGACCCGTCATAGCCGTACATACTGATTTTGCCGCCAACAGGGGCAGATGCAATAAATTGCATATCTGTTGTAGTGCTTGTAAAGAACCATTTCTTATCAAAGAACACGGCTTGAATAAATCTAGGCACGTTGGAAGACCCTTTACCACCTGTGTAACGGAAATTGAACACCGCACACAAGATGTTGTTCAACAATACCTGCCCGCCATACACGGGATAAGTAAAATCAATATTTGTGAATATCCCGTCTAACGGGTCTGAAATCTTTGTGGTTGTCGAGCCAACTAACGCATAAATACCGTAGTCGTTCATAAACAACACGGTACGGAAATACGGAAATATCGAATACGGCTTTCTTGAACCGATACTGGCGCTGATGTTGGTATTGGTGAATACCGTTGTGCCAGTGCTGGTTACTTGAACGTCAGAAAAGACGTTGATGCTATCGTCGCCAAAAACATACAGAAAGTTGTTTGCAGACAACAACTGAGTGATGTTGCCGTGCAATGTAGAGTCTGAAATGACCACTTCACCAGCTGACACGCTAACAAAGTCGCTGATTGACCCTGCCGCGCTGTAATACACATTACGGCCTTGGGCGATCCACACACGACCCGAAAATGAATCTATGCCAATGTTTTGATTGGTATTAACGACAGCATTGGCCTTGGCATTACTGCCTCCACCGCCACTGATGGTAACGGTAATGTTTGCCGCATTGGTGTATCCCGTACCGGCATTGGTCATAATCACCGACACTACTTCACCACCGGAAATGATGGCCGTGCCAGCCGCATTGATTCCACCGCCGCCTGTGATGTTTACTACCGTGTTGGCAGCGTTAGTGTATCCATTACCACCAGAAGTCACCTGAACGGCAACTGTACCTTGGGCAAAAGTTAACAGCTCAGTAATCGCATTAGCATTTGTGCCGCCGCCACCGCTAAATGTGACTGTCGGCGGGCTAGTGTAGCCAGACCCTGCGTTGGTCAAAAATATCTGGTTTACCGATCCTGTATCCACATTGGCTATAGCATTGGCTCCGGCTCCACCGCCACCTGTGATGGTCACAGAAGGAGCAGAGGTATAGCCAGAGCCTGGATTAATAATTCCAATAGAAACAACTGACAAGTTGCCGACGTTGCCAGAAATGCTCGCAGCACCCACGGCTCTAATGCCTGGAGCAGGAGGCGCACTAATAGTGACTTTAGGAATTGAGGTGTAACCGCTGCCTGGGTTATTAACCAAAATATTAGTGACTTGCCCTGCCGTGTTGGTAATCGAACATAGGGCAGTTGCTTGGATACCGTTGGCTTGGTCAGGAACGCTGATAGTTATGGTCGGTGGCGATGTGTAACCCGTGCCTGGGTTAGTGATGCCAACACCGCCAACAGAACCTACGTTATTTAGGTTGGTTCCGTCCCAAGTAAAGTATCCATTAACAGGGTCTAATATTAGCGCGTATTGATTGTTCCAGTTGCTAACATTGAACTTACCCTGAACGGAGTTACCATTAACTATAACGCTGCCCGTTACCGCTATTGGCCCGCGAGTACCGGCAGAGGCATTTAGGTAATATGTACCAATACCGCCGGTTCCAGTGCCGTATGAAGAAATGGTGATTCCGGTAGGTATGCCCGCACCAGTTATGATTTGACCAACGGCAAAAGTGCCTGTGACTCCAGCGGTCACATTCAAAATATTAACCGTCAGCGTTGGACTAAGCCGCACAGAAGAAACATAAGCGGTCGTTGCAGTAGCAACCGTTTGCAATGAATAAACTGAAAATGTTCCGGCTGGCGCAATAGTGCCAATGGTATTAACTGGTAGCGGTGGGTTAGCCGATGACGCTAAGATCATGTACTCGGCGCTACCGTCAATCTCAAAAGCAATTAAGTAGTCTGTCAAATTAAGACTAACGCTGAACAAATTGATGACAGTCGATGTGAATCCAACTGATCCTAGTTTGAGATAGTTAGGCGTGATCTTTAGGTTAGCCGCGCCAATCGGCATAGCATTTTCAAGCCATGAGAACTCATCTTCATTGATAGCCGTGCGATCCGCTTTGGTATTGACACCACGGAACTGTCTTACGACTTGATACGACTTTTTTTGTTCTGCTGCTGCCATATCTGTTAATACGGCGTACTGTAAGGGTTAGGCATCCTTCTGGTATAAGTGGACACCAAGACCGATTGCGTATGCTTAATGTATTCCTGCTTAAATATCTCGGCTTCACCGAACGATTGCTCGTAATACTTGGCTAAATAAGCCGCATAGAACTGCACTGGGCCAGTATATGGGTCATTAATGGTGTCTACGTCTGCCAGAGCCACCAAAGGAGTTGGCAATACCACCGTATCTAGCTCAATGATGTAAACTTGGTCAGGAACAGGCGATATATAGCTTTGAGCCTGTCCGTAGGAGCTAAAAGCAATAGGACGGCCTATGTAGTTCTGCCAAAAACGCAATTCAGCGTTAAATTGCGTCCACGGCAGGTATCTCTGGGGTACACGGCTGTTTCCCCAGTACAAATTGATGTTAATGATGTCTAAAGTATTGGTTCCCTGCGGTAAGCAGCTCCAATTTATGATTTCTGAGTTGCCAGCGTATTGCAGCATAGCTGTACCGTTCGCAAAAGGCGTTGACGGTGGTATAGCACCCGATCCCGTGGGATATATTGGCGCTGAACTGCCCAACGTACCCGCAGTCACTACCTTATAGATAAAGATGTTGCTTACAACGTAGTCATTTAAGGCTACAGGCGTATTAGCAGACCAAAAGTAAGGATTAGCGCCCCCAGGTACGGGGGTAGTAGGGACTTGCGCTTGTTGAAGAACTCGGAGACACCCTGTGTCTCGGACGATACGCTGACGCGCTTCGTTGATGTAAGAAGTTAGCTGGGGCTGTGTGTAAAAATTATAGTTGGCATCGTGCAACAGGCGCTGAACCTGTGTGATGTACCCTGAAAGTGTTTGCGACATTTGAGGCCCATGCTAAATAACCGTGCGAGTAATCTTTTTTTATCACCCGCACGGCTTGTCTTAGAAGCTGACCACATCACCATAAACGCAAATGTCTACCGTGTTGGCATTACCAGACGCGGTGTTGACATTGACGTAAAGGGTGGAAGTCGTGTTGCCCGAAACAAACGTAGCAGTCGGAGTAATATCTTGGAACGTACCCACAGCAGACACGCTGCTGATTACCGTGTTAGCCGTAATCAGGTTTGCGCCGTTGTTGGTTGATCCAATCGAAATGTTAGCCGATGCCACCGATCCACTTGGATTTTGGATCGTTACTCGACGGACAATCACGCCTCCAGAGTTAGCAACAGCACCGCCAGCAGTTAATCCACCGCTTAAAAGCGGAAGTGCAATAACCGCGTTACCAGCCGAATTTAACGACTGGGCGCGAATGGTTGCAATTTTGTAGTTTGAAAAACTATCTGGCGTATTTTGTGCTACTGAATCTGAATTTGCCACGGTAATTCCTTACTTGTTATTGAACGTACCGGACACAGCCTGACCACCGTTCGAGCCGTACAACGTCACAGTGATGTTGGATGTGTTGCTCGAAATCGCTTGCACGTTCACGCCATCAGACATGAAGAATGAAGCGACGTTGACCGTGGAGATGTTCACCCAGGTCAACGAGGAAGCGTTGTTTGACGTATTGAGCTGAATCACCACGTTGGTGGTGGGCGGCAACTGCCAAACACCGGCTGGCACTGAAACGCCAGTTGTAGAACCCGTTCCCGTGTAAACGGTGACGGGCTGGAAAAATGCACCTGCGGTATTAGTTACCGCATTAGCACCAGCAAGAACGATTTTATTAGTTGAAAGTGACATGGTCGCTCCTTATAGCGAGATAGAGTTGTAACCGGTCACTTGAGTCATTGATTTTGGCTTCACTGATACCAGTTCAGCAATCATCAACACAGCGCCGACATAACCGATCTGCCAGTTTGGAAGCGTGGATTCAAACCCAGTGAACACAAACGAACCTTGCTCATGGATGTAGAGCGAGAGATAGTTGGTGTTCAAGAAGTACACGGTTCCCTCTGGGCAATATGGGTCTGGATAAATTGGCACACCAGCAACCATCAGGGCGCGGAACGCAGCCTGTGGGCCGTTAGCTTCGCCATCAAAGCCCGAACCTGGGGTAATGACATATTGCTCTTGACCAACGTAGTCCTGAGCCAACAGCGTCCAAGTACCAAAACCGCAAACACCGAACGTAGGCACTTCAGCGCCGTACTTCACAGTACCCGAAATGTACTGCAAGATGTTCTGACGGGTTGGGTTGACGTTACCAGCGGCATACACTTTTGACTGCCACCATGTGTTGCTTGAACGGGAAATGTTGCCGTAAGCACCAGCGGCTGGGTCAGTGTTCGATACCGCACCAGGCAGACCGATGAACTGCTGCGTGTTGGTGGTGTTGGTGTACAGAGCCGTCGCCATCGCGTCCATCATCACGTTAGTCGCGTCATTCATACGCGCTTCGATCAATGGAATAATGGCAGCGTCTTGCTGAACAGCGCCTTCCATGCCTAAGAATGGCACTGGAGCGATCATCAGCTTGAGGTCGAATTCTGCGTTGTACGCACCCTGCTGAACGCTGGGCTGGTTGAACGAACCAGAATAGTCTGACCACTGAGCGTTCACAAATTGTGAACCCTGCACTGGCACAGTGACCGAACTGACACCGCCCGATGCGCTCTGACTGTTGGCAATCAAAGCAGCCATCAATGGCGTTGAGTTATAAAGCTGGACAACCAGCTTTGGGATAAACGCTCTACGCGTTACATAGGTAAGTTCCGTATATTGCGAACTACCTGTTGCGGGTACAATACCACCACCGATTGGCATAATTTTTCTCCAAATTCCTTAATTAAAAACCGATTGGGCGCGAACCTTTTCGCAGTTCAGCTAATGCTTTTGCAGCTTCGTCCCTAGCGCCAGTAACCGGATTCTTCCAATATTTGTTAAGGTCGAATTTGCTAATAGCACTTGGGTTGTAGCCAGACGGAGTTGGTTGAGCAGATTGCTTCATCCACGACCAATATTCCGCAGCGGCTTCGTGATTGGTAATGCCCTTGTCGAGCATTACTTTTTCAATAGCTTCAATATCTTCTTCTTTTGCAAGACCATTTTTAACCACACGATTGCGTCGTGCAGTCAATTCTTCCATCGCATCACGTTCCCGTAATTGCGATTCAAGGCGCTCTACCCGCTTGTTAGCGGATGCGACTGCCGTGTTGGTTTGATCTTCGATGTCTAGTTCAGGAATTGACATCTCAGGCTTGGCTTTCTTGGTTAGACGCAAGAAATCTTTGCGCGTAGCGGGGTTATCCGCAAGGCTGCGCGCAAGCATTGCCAATTCATCACGGGCTTCAAGCGATAGGTCTTCTAGGCTCATTAGGAATTACCTCGGTGCTTTTCTTGATTTACGATTAGGATTTCGTTGTGCAGCCGTTCGCTTAGGGTTGGGAAGTCCCTTAGCAGAACGGTACGCCAAAACGTCGTTGGCAAACGCTTCACGGTTGTCATCTTGTTTTGACGAAGTATTAGCCATCATTATCTCTTGCTACGACGCTTAGAAGACTTATGCTTTTGTTGCATAAGCTCTTTCCCGCTGCGCTTATGCATAGGGCTGTGATGCTTGTAGGGATTACCCTTAGACATTAGATTACTTTCTTGCCGTTGCCGCGATCATTCACGGCCATCTTGTTCTTAGCGCCAATCTTGGTTGGGCCAGACAAACCGCCAAATGGCTCATAGCGTGGGGTGTTGATAATCGGGCCATTGGCCTGGTTATTGTCGGTTGGGCGACGGGGTTGCGAAGCGCCACGGGGCTTAAATAAATCCATGATTTCTTTCCTTTACATCGGACTTGGAGGAGGAGGCGGTGGAGCGCCGCTTGGAGCAGCACCTGGTGGGCCACCCATTGGAGGCATAGGGATGGCGGGAGCTTGCGCCATTGCTTGGCCTTCTGGCGTAGCACCTCCCGCTTGCGGTAAATTCTGCAACATCTGAAGTATTTCAGTTTGCTGTAATTCTTTGGTCTTGCCCTTACGAGGGCCGATCACGCCAGTCAAGGCGCGTATCGCAGCCATTGCTTTCTGGCCTTCTACCGATTCGCTTCCAAGGGACGGCAATGATTGTTCAATCAAATCCATCGCCATCGACAGGTTGACCATCGCGCCTTCTTTGTTTCCCATCTTAGGTTCTGGGGTAGACATGGGCGATGCCATAGGAGGCGTACTTGAATCAGACATACCAGGAGCCTGAATACCAGCATCAGGAGCCGCACCTGTAGGCGCACCCTGTTGCTTCTTCATCAGCTCCATCATTTTATCTTGCGAAACGCTCAAGTTATTTTTCCAGTCGAATTTAACCGATTGTGAATCATACTTTTAAAACTTGTCAACTTTAGTTGAAAGAGGGGTAGTTACCCACCCCTCTCTCTGTAAGGCAAAGGATTGCTCCTTTGATCTTACTTGCGAGCCTTACGACCCTTGCGTGCCTTGCGAGCCATTACGGTTCTCCAGTGCAGGGCCAACTTAAATTGGGAAGTCAGCCAAACCCATTAAATCCCAAGTGGGAATTACCGACGAGCCTTCCGACCCTTTTTGTGCATTTTACGCATACTAGTACCTTCCTAAAGCGCGTCCCATTTTTCTGGGACTTGACGCTTTGTAAGTTTTAACATTGGTTGTTTTATATTGCAAATTTCCTGGGCCGCTTCTCGCAGATAACGCTTGTGAGCTAACTCTCGGTTGATCTGCGGTTGAGGAAATCTCTGGTTTTCTAGACATTATTCAACTGCCTTCAAATCAGGTTTGCCCTTGCCTTTCGGTTGAGCAGGAGGAGCTAATGCTGCTTGCGCGGCCTCTGCTTTCTCTCGCTTTTTGAGTTTCTCAATCAAGTGCTGCTTCATCGGCGGTTCTAACAAATCAATCAATGATTCTTTGTCAATCGCGCCGGTCTTGAACAGGTTAAATGCCAACTGCCGTAAATCTTCGGTGAATATTGGGCTATTGGAGTGAGCGTCTACTTTAACGACAAAGTCTTTGGTGAACTGTTCGGCAATGAACTTGTTTCCGGCTTCGTCCTTGAAGTGCGTGTTGTCATACGCTTGCATGAGCTTGAGATACATGGTTGCCACTTTCTCAAGGCTGTCTTCAACGATCAGCGCCCGCTTTTTAGCGCGACTTGAACCTAATCTAGCTAACTGCGAGGCGTGACCAGCGGAGCGAACACCCTTCTCACCCTGACCAGACAAGATGCTTGAAATACCACTGGCTTCCGCAAACATGGCGTCCACTTCGTGAATAACTTCAAACAACTCGGCGGGCATGGCAGGGGCTAAACGATCTGCCTTAGCGTTTGGCATATCGGTTGATAGCAATCCACCAGCGCGATTCAACGCAAAATTCTTTTCATCCAAGATACCGGTAAATCCGGTAAGTGCGGTAGGTGGATTAACTTGCTTAGATAGCAAGTCCAAAATCTCGGTCATGCGTCCGTTGCGAAGCTGCTGAAGCAAGATCAGCCGCTGTACCTCGGACTGACCCCAGTAGTAATCGTACTGTGGGCTTGGGCAAATCTGCACAAAGGGCAATTCGCCTTTGAGGAATACGGTTTCACCAGGTCGGTCATAGATGAAAATATCTGGATCAGCCATCGTCACCACGTTGTAATCGCTGATCTCATCGTTCCAGACCCAGAGTTCGTGCATCTTGACGGTATCTTCCGCAACACGGGCTTTGTAGCGGTTCATGCCGTACAAATCGAGGTTGACGTTACCGTAAATGGTTGGATTGGTCTGCGACATTACAATTCGGTCGATACCCTCTGGGATGTCTTCTGTTCGGGTATGAACTGCCGTTCCAATCCGTTTAACAATGGCGTCTCGCTTCGGATGACTATACAAACGGTTGTATAGCTCCGACTTGGTCATGTAATACGTCTGGACAATGGCTTCTTGCCGGTCTGTGTAGGGAACATCTTCTCGCAACACACCCATGCAGCCGGGTTCTACCAAGTAGGGATGAATTCCGTTATTAACAACAATCTTGATAAATGAACTGTTGTAAACCAGTGCCCAGGTGAGGGCTGCGCTAAACACTTGGTCAGTATTGGAATTTAGCCACTCGTCGTTCAGTGCTTGTGTCAAACGGGGAACCTTAACGTGTTCCGGTTGTGGAACACTTGCGCCCATATTGATGGTGAAACGTGTGGTTTCAGCCGAATACAAGAAGCTGGTCAGTTGGTCAATGTGCGGATAAATCTTGTTAAAGTGGGACGGGGATTCTTCCGGCCCCGCCCCAAACAAGTACCAAGCGCGTAAAGACGAATAATCGCCCTTACGCTCATTCAGAGAAACAAGGCACTTTTCTACCAGATCACGGTAAAAATCTTCCCTGTCATCATGATTGGTTGGTATACGCATTATTTCTTAATCTGAAGACCTTCGTGGTCTTGAGTGTAAGACGCGGCTCTCGGCCCAGTCAAATTGCCTTGCGCCTTCGGATTGATGCCAACCCCTTCATCGCGTACTGGCTTACCGTATCGACCGGACAGAACAGACTTCATGTTCATACCATTGATACCACCGCCCCAGACCGCTGCATCACCAGGTCGTGGTTCTCGCTTGATGTTCTGCGATTGAACAGGCGCTGTGGGCTGAGTGTTCTTACGGGTGTAATAACCCGCTTGATTCTCGCCCTCACGCGCTGACTTGATGTTGGTCATGTTGAAATCCATAGCCAACTGATTCAGCGTCTTATCGCTCTTTTTAGTGGTTTCAGAACCAATGCTGGGGGCTTGTAGAAAGACCACCATCACGGTTTCTTGACAGTCTTCGTTGACACACGAAGGAACATTGCTTTCAAAATAGCCATGTACGGGACATTTGTAATCGTGAAGCACACCCATCTCATTTACCTCCTAGCATTTCATTCAGAGTAGGATTTGAATAATCAGCCTTATTAGTAATACCCAACTTAATCTTTATTTCGCCATTAACCACTTGTAAGCCAGTGCTGCGTTTCATTCTTGGCGCAGCGTCTTTGCTGTATGCAACATATCGGGTGTTATCTCTGTTTTGGAATATGCGTACCCTGCCCTCGGCATAGGTGTGGTACGCCCGACTGACCCGACGTTGAATGGTTTCCGTTAAAGTGTCTTGCTCATACAGAAACACCTTTTTGAAGTGCGTCAGGCTCATGCCAGCCAGATCGCAAAACAAAGCAAGGCTGATGCCTCGGTCTTTGTCTTTGGCAAACCGTTGCATATAAAGCAACAGGTCTTTTTTTGGAATCACCTTATCCATAGACGCCAATCTTCTTTAGGTAGTCAGACACATTGCGCCCGACCGCAATCTGCTCTGGCGTTTTATCTTCCTGATTACGGGAAATCTCCCGTGACAGCTTTTGGTTAATCAAACGGGGCTGAAGTTGTTCAGCATAGGCCGCTACCGCAAGGGCAGTGGCTATGACCCGATCATCCTTGTTACGTCCGGTTGCCTGAATCGTACCGCCATCCCGAACAATGGTCTTCATTTCCTCAAGCAAATCCATCGAATAGATAGCCATCATGGAACGCTCAAAGTAATCCTTCATGTAGGACAACATCCGTTCCTTAGTCGCACTGGTGGTCAGCCATCCAATGCTGTTGCTAGGGCCACTGAGCGTGTCATTACGCCGCCAAAGGTAGTTCTGCATATTGCCGTAGACATCCATCAGAGAACGTCCCATAGAGCCGCCTATGGCAACTGCCTGACGCTTGAGGTTCTTCAGTTCGTTGATAACTGCCTGACCTGGGCCATTGACCTCAAGGTTAAGGGTTGAGTTCTTGTAGGCTCCGGCTAGGTGGGCAATGACCCAAGCAAACTGATAGGTATTCAGTTCACTGGTTGCAAACTCTGCCACCTGTTCCATACCGTCTGAATAGCATCTGAATACTTGTATGCAAAAGCGATCAGCCCAGTCGGATGACCCGTAGGCTGGGTCTGCGCCAATAACGTAGTAAGCCGTATCAATGGGTTCTTCCCAAATCTTCAAGGTTGCCATGCGCTCGTTTGAGGGTATGACCTGCGTATCTTGGAAGTTGGCTCCCATGACGTAGCGGTAGGAATCAAACTTGAGTTTCTTAGCAATCTTTGCCGCATCGGTGCAGCGGGCATTACTGAAGAAACTAGTGCCGGTCATGATGAACGCATAGTCCTCAGTGGGCGGGAACTCCTGATACATCAGGGATTCTTCTTTAATTCCCTCAAGTAGCTTCCAACGCCACCAAGCCATCTGACGGGAGTTGATCTCAACGTCATACAGTTTCTTGATGTCTTTTGTCCATTCCTTTTCTTCTGGCGTTAACTTGCCGTCCCAGTAGACCTTGTAGATATTGCTGTTAGGGTCTACGGAGTAATACTCATTGCGCCACCAGCCGCAGAAGATCGCCTTCTGTGTTCTGGCCTTCCGTGCAGTCACATACATATCGTGGAACATATTGAAGCCACGGGCTGTGCTTTCAAATATGTACATACGGTTAGGGTTGTTCTCAGCAAGTGATGCCAATAGGGATGCCAGACCTTCCTCATCGCCCCAGGAGGAGGTTTCAGTACCGTGCAAATAGGTAATTGCCTTACCGCGTCCTAGAGAGCCTTTGGCGCGTAACCCAGCCACCTGATAGAACAGACGGGAACGGTTCTTCAGGGAGAGCTGTGTTCTGTTATGCGCTAACAGGGGAATCCGGTATTCCTTGGGTAAGCCATCCATGTACATGGACAGGGTAGACCGAAACATATCCCTGTTTTCTTCCGTATCGGTTGTCAGGGTTCCTTGGAGACCCGGATTGATAAAGTGCCAGTACAGATCGAGTGCTAGAGAGATTGTAGTGATGCCAAGCTGCCGTCCTTTGAGGATGACAAACATATGAACATCGTTTTCTAGGCCAGACGCAATTTCGTTCATCACATAGGTTTGAGTCCCTAAGAGATGATCCATGCGCTTTAAGCCTTCCTCTTTAGTTTCAATCTTTAGTTGAGAACAAAAGCTATAAAACTGTTTGAGGTTGAATTTCATCTCGCTTTCTTGCGGGCTGGCTTCTTGGCTGTCTTAGCCGACTTCCTAAAGGCTTCAGCCGTAGGCGCACCAGCAGAACCGACTTTACGCATCTTCTCGCCAGAACCTTTAGCTATCCGTTCCCGTTTAGCATGGATATTGGCGTACAGACCTTTTGCTTTGCTTTTCATGTTAATTGCCCTCTTTTAATTTCCAAGCCAGTATCTTCTTCATTGAATCACGGTCATTCGCTAAAGCAACCAAGCCTTCAACATGAAGTGGCGGGTACTTCGCTTTCCATTCTTCCCAGAGAGCGCGTTTCTTTACTTTACTTTTCCTGCACTCAAATACTCGCAATACCTCTTGCTTGAGATTAATGCGAGATTGTCTTAACTTTTCTTGGATTTCTTTGGAATCGCAATCCATTCTCCGCACCAGTCCTCTTCAGCAGTAACAGGCCAGTGGGCCATGACAGTCTCAAAGATACCTGAATTGCGGGAGACATGAGGACGGGGCGCATATCGCTTGCAGTGACCTGACAAAGCATAGTCAGGAATAGCGTCCCAGAACTTACAGGTGTTACATAACATCAGTCGTAATCTCGCATTTGATGACGGAGTCGCAAAACCTCTTGCTCCAGCGCCTTTGTCCGGCGTTCTGTCTCAAGAAGCTGCTTAAGCACCTCAAGGGAGATCATCGAATACTCCCCGTAATGCTCAGGCATGGGAATGTAGTTTAAGCACTTCTCCATATTCGTACTCCATCCTCGCTGTTTCGAGCAATGAACTTCTTGCCAAACTTCTTAGAAGCTCGGTAATTGGAATTACACGCTACTTGCAAGCTCTTACCAGGCATAAGGAAACTCTCGCCAATAGCCATAGTCTCGTAGGGATAACTACTACGCAAACTAGGCAGAGGTACATCCTTATCTACTTTAATAGCACTGGTCATATACATAACTCCATATACACAAGTAAGCATCATATACAAATAAACAGAAGATGCAAATAAATAGGAATTTTTTATGGGGGGGTTGAGTTAAGGGTCACGCCCTACAGCCCCCCTGTGTCCAATGCCTGGGCGCGGGTGCTAGCGATCGCGTGTGCCAGCGAGCGACAAGGCCATAGGAGGACTACAGAGAGCGAGAGAGTAGATGCGCGAGAGAGTGTAGATGGGTGGACATGATTACCCTAGATTGGGAGAGGACGGAGAGTAGACCTTCTCTCTCACTCTCACCCCTACATCAACGCGTTACATATACCTACATTACAGACCACTATTTATGTCTCATATATATATATAAGAGAGTTTGATCTATCGACTCTAACCTTCCACTAACCAAACATTAAGACATCTTAATGTAAATACCTATTGACATCGCTATAACGCTTATATACGATATATACGTTGATGTTGATAACTAACTCTAACTAACAGGTGGTACAGATTATGAGCGGATTAGAGATAACCGGTGTCGTGTTGTGTTTCGGTTTAATTGTGTTTGGTCTGATCGGAGCGATTAAGACATCGGGGGAGAAATAACCATGGCATTACCAAAAACAACAACAACAATAACCACAAGCAAAGGCACGTTCTCTGGGGAATTAGTCGCCTATTGGCAGAATTTAGCAAGTTACTATCGCGCGCCTGATGGAACTGTTTGGTGCTATGGAATCACCGGACAATGGGTAAATAAGGGAAAACTGACTAAAGAAACATTTCAAAATAACTTACGCGGAACATGGGTAGAAGCTTAAATGCAGCTTGTAGCGCATCCGACTAGGGTGCGCTATTGGGTGCAAAATAGCACCGTATCCTAACAACAGAGGTAAACACAATGACTACGACAATTACGATCGAATCTCACGTTTTGAAAGCTCATTTAATCACTGCATCAAAGAAAGATACTCGGTTTTATTTGTGTGGTGTGCTGGTTGACACCACCAACCGCCGCTTAGTGTCCACCGATGGTCACGTTTTACTGGTCACGCGTTTCTTCTCGGACATAGAGGGCGAGATTGTGCCTGATTTTATTATCGGGCGAGATCAAATCGTGAACGGTCTTAAGACTGTTGCCAAGCGATTGCCAGTGACAATCACAATAGACCAGGACGCTGTAACGGTGGGTGCTGTCACCGGAACCGTAATTGACGCTCGTTTCCCTGATATTTCGCGGGTGATTCCTACGTCAATAAGCGGCGAGACAGCGCATTTTGACTCAGAGCTCGTTAACCGCGTTTCGGATGCGCTCATTTTAGTTGCCGATTCATCCAGTAAAAATAAACCTACCTTGTTTCAAAATGGCACTTCACCCGCGATCATGACTCACGGCGGCGATGCTTTCGGCGTGGTGATGCCCATGCGAAGTGATGCGATTGCCAGCGATGCGCTTATCTTGGTCGATAGCATCATGGGCCGGAAGATAACCCAGTCTGAATCAATAGCGGCTTAAGTTTTACCACCACTGAGCGGGACTAACACCGCTCTTTTTTTCCTAACAGAAAGGTATTTTATGACCAGGAAACGCACGTTAGCACCTTGGAGGAAACACACACCAGGCCCTTGGAGCCATGACGACACGTGGAAACTAATTATGCACGGATCAACAGAGATTGCCACTTTGCGCTATTTCAACGTCGCTAACGCTCGCCTAATCACAGCAGCGCCAGAACTGTTACGCACGCTCAGAGATTTAGTCGCATTGGCTCGCGACCCAGACGGCTGCGATTTTGACGCGGATGGTTTGCTTTTAGACGCAGAAATTTTGATTGCGAGGGTGACAGAATGACCGTTTATATATTGCATTGTGAGGTTGATGTCGTAGGGGTTTATCTGTCTCGCGCATGGGCAGAGTCCGACGCGATAAAGTTTGATCTATTTAACTGGTTTATCACTGAACACGAGGTGACAAAATGAAAACCACTATTGAGAGCATTTATGTCCACGCGTTTATGACCACTGCGGATGGGGTGGAATATTGCGACTCAGCAAAGTTTACCCCCGATGGGTGGTGCGTTTACGAGCGCACAGTAACCGATGCTGGAGGGGAGTTTGATATTCCCTATGAGCAAGACTTTAAGACCAAAGAAGAAGCATTAAATGCGGCTGAAATACGCGCCGCGATTCACAATGTAACGATTGACGAATACTAGGGAAAACTATGAATAACCTTATAGACCGATTATTGATGCACCCAGTGCTGGATTGTCTCGCGCAAGCGACTATTGCCCTGTTTTCCATTGCTATGCTTATTGCCGTGTTTGCCTGTTTTTGGTGGGGGTAACGTGAAAAACATAATCGAACTTCTGCGCCAGAAGCCACCCGTTTACGAAACGTGCTTAGAAGCTGCCGACACAATCGAACGGCTAGAGAAAGATTTCGCCGACGGTCTCGAGGACTGGCGCGCCAATAATGTGTACCACGCGCACAAAATTCAAGCATTAGAGGCAACCATCGCAAATGCCGACATTGAAGCTGATTACGCTGAAATG